CCAATGATGCTTCATATGCCGCTTTAGAATTAGATTCAATATCCGCTTTTCTGTTTTCAATCTGAAGCAAGTTGTCAGCTAATGCCCAAACTTTAGTTTTATCTCGTTCAGACCAATCAGCAATAACAGATTCTAGTTCCTGTGGATTCCCATTAACGTCAGCTTGAATCGCGTTAATTAAAGATCCAGCATCAGTTTGATTTCGTTTAGCAAAATACTCAACATCACTAATGATTCCATTTAATGGTTGAGTTATATATTGTTTCCATTCTTTTGTAGCCTGAACTCTAGTTAAATAAAGCTCTCCATCAATAGAATCACGCTCATTTTGAATCTCTTCAAGATTTGCTTTTAATTCAGCAACTTCTCTAGCTTGTTGGTCAAACTCTTCACCACGCTTCTTTAGATCAGTTAATTCTTTTTGAGCAGACTTTAATTCAACTTCAGCTTGTTTTAATTCTTTCCAACGAATCTTAGCTTTTTCTTCTTGAGGTTGAGAATCTTGATTGTCTACATCAACAGATTCATCATTTGATTCAGCATCATTAGATTCTTGTTTTTGCTCATTGGAATCCGTTTTGCTATTATCAACATAGTTAATTTTTTTATCAGTTAAGTTTTCATCAATCGGTGCAGTTGGTGTGCGCTCAATACTAGATGAAGTGTTTAAATCCATTTTACCAATAGAATCAATAGCTCCACGTAGATTTGAAATTGCGGCATCACTTGATAATGACTCGCTTGTTTGAGGTGCGCTTACGTTTTGTTCTGACATATTAATTATTTAATTTACTTCTTAATAGCGGCACGATGACGTGCTGCCCATGGTTTCGTTTTAGTTGTAGAGCTTTTGACTGCTGGTTTAACTTCAGTCATTGGCTTAACTGCCATTGATTTTTTTTCCATATATTTACTCCTGTTGATTGTTTCCTACCATTGATAGCTTTTCAGCTTCGTTTATTTCATCAACTGAATATAACCCAGTTGAGAAAAGTTTTTGTCTAGCTTGAACAATATATTCTTTATCTAGTTCAGAATTCTTTTGAGAAGATACTTTAGTAAGAGATTTTAATTTTTGATAAAACATATCAGCACCAATAGCCTTTGCTCCTTCAATTGCCATTACATCTCTTAAATCAATGCCAACAGTTTGCCTTGGTTCTTTTGGTACACATTCTTGTTTAACAATCATAAATGCTTCATTAAGTAATGGATTGTTTAATAATTGCTCTAAATTTAATACTTTATCTGAGTTCAATTGAAACTCTTGTCTTGATGTCATATGCGGATTCCTTGACGTTGTATCTTGTTTGCAGCTTCAGCATCACGTATAGCTAGTTTTTGCGATGCATCTTGTTGTTTCATAATCATACGTTGATTATGTTCAATCATGTCCATTTGAAGTTTAGCATCTCTCTCTGCACGTTGAGCTTCTATTTTAGCTAAGGCAACAGCATCAATTTGTGGTTGCTGTTGTTCTTGTCCTTGACCAAACATTGCTTGCTGTTGTTGAGCTTGCTGTTGTTCTCCCATTAATTTTTGAACCTTCAATGTGCCATTATGCAGAATTTCATCTGCATTCTGCAATTCTTTTCTAAACAACGCAGACTGCTCACGCATTGTTGGATCACCAGATAGACGTTCAACGTGTTGAGAGAAGTGCTGGTTAAGGGTATTGATTCCTTCAAGCATTGGCGCAATAGATATTGGATCTGAAACAAGCGCATCTTGAGCTTGCTGAACAAGAGGCTGAAGTGCTTGAAGGTGGACCTTAGCATGGACAAGATCATTCTGACCATCCAGAACTTGGATTTGACCACCCATAAGAAGCACATTGTTTTCAACTTGTGCAAGTGATGCATCGAATGTTGGCTTATCTTCTTCACCTGGCTGCACTGCATAACGTGAGGCATTTTCATATCCAGCAGTTTCAGATGCAATATCCCAAATAAGATTCTGCTTCCCGAAATCAGGCAATGAACCAAACATCCCCATCAACCTATCAAAAGCAATCATGCGTGACGCTTCAGATCCAGCCCCAATTGGTTTAGTAATACGTAACCGATCAACATCCAAATCAAAGAATGCTTTAAGATAACGATCACGATCACCGAATCCTTCATTTCCTCTACGAAGCAAACGCTTATGTAGTCCAGCAATGTAAACTCCACCTGGTTCACGTGCATCAAAGTCTTTGCGTTTCATCCTGCGGACCATCTCTTTAATTAAAGACTCCCATGGGTCAAAGAATAGATTCAATGCAGACACAGACATCTTGGCGATATTACCCAATTCTGCACGGACTTGTGTAGCAGACTTCTCTGTGCTAGTATTAACTAACGATTCTGTATTGTAAGCGGATGTACGTTCACGGAAAATCTGCGTAAAAGCATTTACAATTGGCAGCGAGCCATTACTTACATTAGGAACTATAGTGTCCTTAATAACGTCAATATTAGGAGAAAGTAAATTATAGATTCCATTTGGCATGAACTGCATTTCCTGCAATGCCGTCTCATCTTTAGGTTGGAATGTAGGAGCAGAACCAAATGATGCAATCTCCAGCAATGAGCAATATGCGCGATTTAATGCACCATTAAGTGCGAATACATCGTACCCTTGACCACGGACTCCATGATAATATCCGTTTGTTCCTACTCCGTATGTAAATATTGTATACGCTTGGAAGCTATTATCAAAGCGTCCTATTTTTTTAAACATAAACTGCTGTACTGCATTGTCATCTGAAATCATGTAATGCGATACACGTTGATCAAATTCAGTTACCCACAAATGAACAACACGTATAGACTGCTGGTTTGCAGCTTGTGTCGTAAAGAATAAATCGTTGTTACGGAGTTCCATTTCTAACTTTTCCCAATCATACTGACGGAAGTTATAATAATTGTTATTATTATTTACGCATGAAATGATAGCTTTCTTGCATACTTCAACATCGAACCCATGTAATGTTGCCATCTCTTCATCTTTAATAAGTTGATATAATTGTGTTGGTGAATAAAAGCGCAAGCAAGCAGCAACATCAATATTCTCCTGACCAATCTCAGTTTTACGTGGGATCTTAAAGTCTGACATGTCAGTTGCTTTCCAACGCCAATCCCATTCATCATTGAATAGAGCAAGTCCGACACCATGCTTGATGAAACTATTGCATAACTTTAAATACGTTGGAAAGAAGTTGCGCCATGATCTAATGCATGCTGTTACTTCTTGAGCTACAACTTGCTCAAGTTCGTCACGTTCATTTGAATTTCCATAATTAGTGTTGCAACTGAATAATGTTTGTGGAGCATTAATAATATCAGTATATCCAGCAATAGCTGTATCTAACACTTGTTTAGCAAATCCCCAAGAAACATTTACACGATATGACTGACCAGCATTAATTAGCGCACGTTCATCATATGGACGTTCATTATCATAAGCCGCATCAATTTTACTGCGGTCAAAAGCGGACACGGCATCTGCCCTGCGTAATGTCTCCCAAATCTCATATGCTGATTTTGCGTCTTTAATCCTAGATTCTGGTGGTTTACCAGTATCTTTTGAAAGTGTTTCTAATGCATCGCTCATTCTTCTTGTTCCTTATTTTTTATGGACAACCTATTTTTTCTTTTAGCTTTGTTAATTGAAATAATACGTTCCTGTTTCTCTTCAAACTCTTCTACAATATCTTCAGCATCATCAATTGATACTTGTTTTGCAATGTTCATATTATTATTTTTATGATTGTTCAACAATAAGTTAAATAAAGATTCATCTTTGCATCCGTGAATTACAACGGAATCATTGTTTACAGTGTTATTATAATGGTTATCCCATGCGGAATTAGAAATAGAATCACATGTAATAGAATCATTGTCTTTGCGGTAATTATTAGTTCTCCAGTTGTTTTGAATTAATTTTGAATTATTTAGTTCTTTTGTTGTATACCACTGAATAACAGATGTCCAATGCCTATTTGTTAAAGATAGAGATGACAATACTGGACAATCGCATATCTCAGTTGAATAAACTCCAACGCTAGACATCTTAGGTCCAGAAATTGATTCAGGCAAAAGTTCTCCATTTTTACCTTCATAATTTCTTTCTTTAACTCCTAAGAAAATTTTAGGATTACGCTTTTCCTTAACTGCTTTAGTTGTATCTAAATAATATTCGTTAGAAATACTATCCAACCAGTTTGATTTAAGGGGCATTGAATCTAACTCAAACCAAAAGAAACTATCATGATCTTTTTTATTTTTCAAATAAGCGCATGTTTGCTGGAAATAATAGTTACATGCCATCGGATAACCTAGCATGTTATCATTAATCAAATGAATCTTTGATGTTAGAAATAAATGCTTAACATCATGCTCAAGCTCTTCAATTTCATTTTGATTTTCTTTTGATCCAATAACCAATAGGTCATGGTCAGTTCCAACTGGGAATTTATTTATGATGGATTTGAATCGTCCAATCAGGTGTTTGTCGTGTTTAGATACGGGTATTACTAATAGCATATATTTTTTATATTATTACCACTTCACTTTGTTTATATTATATATTTTAATATTTTAATGAATTATACATTGAAACTTCCTTGCAAAAGAAAATAAAATTTTCAACATTTAATTCGCCTCGCATCATATTAATTTTTTTATGAACCCATTGTATATTGTTAACTTCATATCCAGTTAAGTTATTAATTCTATCAAGTGATGCTGTAATTTTATTAAAATCACCTGAGAAAATTAAATTTATACCAGAAAGGGCACACTTCCAGTTTTGTTTTTCTGCTATTTTAGCAGCATCATCAATTGATATATTCCATGTTTTTGATCTATTTTCTGCTGCGACTTTAAATTTATTAAAAAAACTAATTCTTATTCCTTTATATATTCCTTGAGGATTATTATTTTTATTGGAGCATTTTTTGCATGGCTTTTTACTCATTCCAATTGCATGCTGTCTTCTTTTTATTATTCTTATTTCATTGCATTTTATACATGGAACTTCAAAAGCATATTCCAATCTGCCATACTTAGTAGGCCTTGAGCCAATCCTTTTAATGTTATCAGAAATTTGCAATAATTTTCCCATTCATAAAAACTACCATTTAATAAATCTGGAGTCAATGGTAAAGTGGCCCATTTTGTAATATTACTCCAATGAGCCGCTGACATTTTTCCTTTTGATATATTTTTAGCATGTCTTGCCTTAAAGGATTCTCTGCGCTTTCTTTCAGAAGAAGACTCGCCTTCCTTCTTTGGAGAACCAGATACTCCCTGTTGACCAAATCTAATTGTTTTAACTTTAGATCCCTCTTTAGCTAAAACAACATGACTTTTAGTTGGATGACTAGGTGTACGCTTTGGTTTATTTACTCCAGATACGCCAAGTCGTTTGATAGATGATTTAATAAGCTCACTCATTGTTCATTAATGATTATGGCAATTTGCTGTCTTAACCAATCAGAAAAATTAAGTTTCTTTTTTAAAAGCAATGCTGCTCTGAATTTCATCCATTCAGAAGGCTTTAGTTTTGCAACTACTCTATGTGTTGATTTTTCTTCCACAAAACATATCCTACATAAAGTATATAAGTATGCAATAAAAAAATTGCAGTTACTCAATATATTTGATAATTTATAAAGCATGACATCAGTTCCAATCTACGGACTTCCTATTGAGGGATACATCCACCAGTATGACTTTAACTGGAAAAAAGGCACACATCAAATAGCTATCGAGCTTGCTATGTTTAGAGAAAAGATCACTAAACGAATCCCTGCTGATATTGGTGGAGTTGATACGTTCTTTCACTTTAAACGCATAGCTAAGGCATTTTGGCCTGAGAAAGACAATAAGGCTCCAGCTAACTTTATATGGCATCCGTGGGCAGATAGGATGATTCAAGCGGCATGTAAGCACGATTACATAGCAATAGCGGGGTCAGGTGGATTTGGTAAGTCAGAAGCATTCGCTATATGGGCTATCATTAATTACTTAGCAGATCCAGAGAATACCATTGTCCTAGCTACATCAACTACAATTAAAGCATCCAAACAACGTATTTGGGGAAAGATTGTAAAGTACTGGACTGTATGTGAAAAGCTAGGACTTCCAGGGAAGCTAATCGACTCATTAAATACAATTAGGTACATAGACAAAAACGGAAAAGCCACTCAAGGCGATCTATCTGGAATCACTCTAATCCCTGGTGAGAAGAAGAAAGAAAAGGATGCTACTGGAAAGATGCAAGGTATCCACCAAAAGAATGTTATCTTTGTAGCTGACGAGTTATCTGAGCTTTCAGAGGCTATTACTGAGGTTGCATTCTATAACTTGAGCAAAGGTTGCGAACGCTTTCAGTTTATTGGAATATCCAATCCTGCTTCATACGTTGACGCTTTTGGTAAGTTCGCCAAACCAAAAGAAGGATGGGAAACAATAAGCGTAGACGACGATGATTGGGAAACATCCCGTGGGATATGTCTTCACTTTGATACTTTCAAAAATCCCAACATGATTGCGGGGAAAAAACTGTATTCATGGATGGATGCTCCTGAAGATTTGGAAAAAGTTCCAGTTGAAGAAAGGAATACTGCTTCATACTGGAGGATGTATCGTGGATTCTGGTGTCCCGCTGGAGTATCTGATCAAATCTATTCCGAGGTTGAAATACTTAATGCTAAAGCTACAGAGAAAGCAATATGGTTAGACAATAATCTTATACGAGTCGCATTCCTTGATCCATCGTTTACAAATGGTGGAGATAGAACTATCCTTTATTTTGGAACTGTTGGAAAATTAGCTGAACCGCATGGATTTAGCGGATTGCAATTCGACGAATACATTCAGTTTAGTGAGGACGTTACTGATAAAACAATGACTAGATCTCAACAGGTTGTTAAATGGTTTAGGAACGAATGCATAGTTAGAGGAGTCCAACCTAAAAATGCTGGATATGACAAATCTGGGGCTGGTGGTCCTCTAGGTGACTTTATATCTGTTGCATGGTCGAAGGACGTGTTTGGTCTACAGTTCGGTGGCAGGGCATCAGAAAAACCCGTTAGCGCATACGATCCAACTCCAGCACATGATAGGTATGTAAACCATGTATCTGAAATATGGTACTCAGCTAAAGAGTATATGCGAACTGGTCAGATAAAAGGTATTGGTTCAGACCTTATGGTTGAAATGTGCCAACGTAAACTAGACCCCAATGGAGAAAAGAATCTCAACCTTCGTATTAAAGTTTTACCAAAGACAGAAATGAAATCTAGGTTTGGTATGTCACCCGACATTGCTGACGCAGGAATGGGGCTATTAGCCCTCGCAAGAGAAAGGTTGAACCTTGACTCATCTAATGCTACAAAAGCCTTAAATCCAAGTAATCAATCAACAAGTAAATCTTGGAAAACACTATTTGGTAAATTTGATATTTATACAAAACAATCACTATGAATCACGAATCAGAAACATCAAGGAGCAAACATTTACTAGAAAAATATTGTGTTGGAATTGGCATGGATGTTGGTTATGGAGGTCAAAAGATAACTGAATCAGCATGGGCATTCGATATGCCTCAACCATACACTAACGTGGGTGGTGACACTCAACAACTACGAGGCGATTGTAGAAAGTTTAATTTTATATGTGATAATGCATTGGATTATATTTATAGCAGCCATGTCTTAGAGGACTTTAGGTATAATGAACTAATTAATATAATAAAAGAATGGCGTAGGATCTTAAAGCCTAATGGATTTATAGTTACGAACTGCCCTAACCAACAGGTGTTCTTGGCTCATTGTGCAGCAACAGGACAAGGAACTAACGATGCACATAAAGAACAAGATTTCTCATTATTAAACTTTAATGAAAGAGTGTTAAAGTTTACTGGAGATTGGGAGACTGTTTTTGAATATGATAACTTTAAACCTTACTCATGGTTGCAAGTTATTAAGAAAATAAACATTTAACTTTTTCAATTGATTGTAAAATTAATTGATTATTAATTCCTAATGGAACATCTTTGGATGTATCATTAAGTATTTTAAACTCTATTTCTTTTTTTGTTTTATTTACTACTTCTTGCATAACAAGTTGAATTAAATAATCAATGTAATGCGACTTAATTGTTTTATTATTTAACTGATATATCCATCCACCTACAGGGCATTCAAACTTATCAAGTGTTTCTTTTATTTCTGCTGGAGGAATATCTATTTCTCTATTACCTATTTTCTTCTTAATAGATCCATCATATGAATAATATGTATTGTATCGTTTAAAGATACAATCTGGAGTTTTTAAACATACTTCTAATATCGAATCATGCTTTAATCCTTCAGCTATGCAATTAGGAGAACTCTGGTTTCCTATAAAGCATTCACAACTTTTTATAGCTATAGCTAGATCCAGGTAAGTGTTTATTTTTAACCTGTCTATTTTGCCATATCTATTACAAAAAACTTTGTATTCTAAATCGCTTCCAACAAATAACATTTTATCTCTTAATGTATTAGTTACTTCTTTCCACGGGAATAATGAATTATTATATCTTGATGTCTTGTTAACAATAATACTGCCATAAAACCTTTTATCTTCAGGACAAAATAGCCATTGTTTAGATAAATCAACGGGTTGTTTTATCCAGTTAGCATGCAATTCAGCTAATGTTTTTCCAAAAGGATGCCCATCTTGTCTAAAATTAACAAAGGATTTATCTATATTCTGATTAGAATACTCACCACATTTTCCTATGTATGGTTGAATTTCAATCAATTCAGTAAGCATCTTAACTGCATACGGGTTATTTTTAATATAATAATTGCCGCCACCACATGCTTGAACTGAGGCAAGGCTAAGTATTATATCACCTAGATCCTTGCTATGTAAAAAATTCATAGACCTTCTTTTTTCCAACAGTAGTCTATCTTTTTAAAATCTTCCTTTAAATGGTCAGGAAGCCCTGTCTGTTGAACATTCAATGGAATGTGTACTGCCGCCTTTAAAGAGCAACTACAGACCAAGCATGCTCCAAGCTCGCCATCCCTAGATGTCTTTCTATTCCCAATAATAGAGTGAATTATTGATAACACTGCTGACATACATGCTCCGCATCCAAATTGAAGCGTTCCATTCATTGGACATACCGCACACATATCTGCTCTCCAATTTGCTACTTCTTGTGATACAAAAGCAGGTTTTCCTGACATTGTTTTACATGCCCATTCTTTCATCATATTAAGAAATGAAAGTGCCGCTTGTAGTGTTAATGGTCTACGTTTTACATTCTTCATGCTTGCCCTAATACAGGCCCTTCCCCAATGAGGATTTTGCTTACACATTTCAGAAATAAATTCTTCCTCCCAGACTGGCGATAACATTACACTATTTGCAAGTGAATGTTCAGTGTACGCTTTACGAATTGTTGGGTAATCGTAACTTTTAAATTCAACTCCAGTAACTGGATGCTTTATTTTCCATCCACCATTTGGTGAGTCTATTGTGTTTATTTCAAATTCAATCATCGCATCGACATTCGTTTCACTACTCTAGTTGCACGTTCATTTGCATCTTTTGAGTATTCTTCAAGTTGAGATTGATACCTTGAAGCGTCCATTCTTTCAAGACTTTTACGACTTCTAAACATACTTTTACTAACTGAGTCACCATATGTCTTTACATACGCATAAAACTCTTCGTTTGTCATTGGTCGTTCCAATCTCGATTCAGCAATTCTTCTTGTAGGAATAGTTGGACCATCACCTTTACTTAGAACCAATTCATTAAGTGCATTCATAGGTGTGTTTTTTGGAAAAGAAAACACCATTGGTACTCCGAGTTTAAATAACTTATCTCCCCAATCGTCTGCACGTATTGGTTGTCCAAAAGCATTCAATGCTTTAGTTCCAATCATTGGTCCCACTATTGGTATGTTAGAGTATATTGCTCCAGACATAGACGATCTATCAATCGGATCATTAATAAAATCAGATATGTTCCTAGCAAGAGATGTTCCAACTATAGGAATAAATGTCTTTCCAAAGTATCCAAGTTGAGATGCCACTTCCTCTGGAAGTTGACCAGCACGATTTGCATTGAATAACGACTTACCAAATGCTGCATATGGTCCACGTTGAGCTAATGCCAAGAATACAGATCCAAGCATAACCGCAGCTTGATTTAAGTCTGCTGGTTTCTTCTTAGCTTTATTCATTTGATTCCTGATCTTCCAATCATCCAATGCTCCAGCTATTAAGATTGGAAATAATATAGATTCACCACCACGACCAATGTTAATAGGAATAACTGTATCCCCCATTACAATATGAATGCTGTATGGTTTCCATTTTTTGATCCACGAATCATAATATTGTTTATCAGCAGCAGCATCAGGACCATTACCAGTAACTACAATTTTAAACTTATCATCATCGTCATCTGTGGATGATTTCACTAATGCAGATAGACCTAATATTACAATTGTTCCAGCAATAGATTCGGTTAATCTTTGTCGATATTGTAATTCATTTCCAAGACTTAATGCATAATTAGGTTCTAATCCTTTTGCTGCTCGTTTTTTTTCTCGATATATTCTAAGGAAACCATATGGACTATACCATAAAAAGAAATGAATTCCCCTAGCTGGTACAAGGGCAAATCCATATAACATCTTAGAAAATATTTGCATGAGTGGTCCTTGTTGGGCTGAGCTTGATGCAATTTGCTCTAAAAATTTAATCGGAGGATATGATAGAACCCCGTTGTCAGATAATCTTTTTTGCTCATCAACTAGCCCATCCATTGATAAAGTTCTATTTCTACCAACAGATAACAATGCATCATTTATGGCAGAGTTAATAACATCATTAACTCTTTCAGTTTCTATATTTAAAGATGAAAGTTGTTTTTTAATTTCATTTTTCATCTCCATGTCAGACAATACTCCAGCACGTTCTTTTTCCATTCCACTTGCGATTAAGTTAATGTAAGTATTTCTTTTTGCTTGAAGTATTTGACGAGCAACCGCATTCCTTTTACTACTAGGAATATTGCTTAAAGACATCGCTTCAATTGCGTATCTGTTAATGTTTTGATTTTCTATCGCAGAAATAGCACCTTGATCTAATGCGGATAATACTCGTCCAGTAATTTGAGTCATACCAACAAGCATGTCACGCATTCCTGATGCATAATCTCCATTCTTCCATTCCCTCTTACCTTTATTATAAAGATCTTTTAGTACGTTATTTCCATTTAGATATTCAACAACGTCATTTGGATATACTTCATTTTTAAATGCATACTTAGTTTGGTTGTACCAACTACGCATGCTTTCAAGAAATACATCAAACGCTAACGGAATCCTGCTCGGATCAGTAACAGCAAATCTTCCAATGTCTGTTATTAAGTTACGAAGACTAAGCCCTAATGGAGAAAATACGTTTACAGTTACAGTAGGTATACCCATTAAGGCTTGCCCCGTGTAGAACGCAGCTAGTGCTTGTTTGACTGTGACAGGAAGTTTTGTTTTAGAGATGATTTCATTCAACTCTTTCATTAACTCTGCCTTTTTTAACTCATCAGTATCTTTACTGTTAAGGATCTCATCAATCTCAGCAATCCTTCTAAAGTCGCCTTCACTGAATCCAGTCCATCCATTCTGTTTAGCAATGATGCTTTCAGTATTTTGTGTCGGATCTAATGCGCTTGTCCTTACTGCACTTAATACTTTCTTCAATGCGTCTTTAGCGAGTTGTCCATTCCTAGACATGTGATCTCTCCATGGAGATGTTTTAGAAATAGAATCTTCAAATGCTTTCTGTTTAGCCTCAGCTATCTTTTCAGCTATGATGTTATCATACAATCTAGCCGCACTCTCAGCTTGCTTCTCAGATAATCCAGCGGACATTAAATACTGGCGAATAACTTCCTTTCTCCATTCTGGAGTGGATTGCTGTT